AACTTTAAGATAAGCAAACTTAATCTTGTCACCATTACCGATTAATTCATACCGATCGGTAAGACCACGCGCCTTCGCTTCGCGATTGTAAAGGAGGGAGCCGCGAACATGAATGGGGGTGCCTTTTTTGTATATAAACTTCCTATCGCTCCATTCAGTAATATTCGTGACACCACGCGGGAACGCCACTTCTTCGGGAGGAAGTGATCTGAAATCATTTTTGAATCTCGCGATAAAACTCTGAGTGTCAGCTTCAGATCCTGATATGATGATTTTGAATATTTCTCTGAACTTACTACGACAAACTTCTGGTGTAGAAGATTTGATAGCTTCGATTCCCATGATTTTGAGTTTCGGCTCTTCATATTGAACTCCTTCACTATTATGTACATTTAGAATATACCGCTTCTTTGCAGTCCAAATACCACGATCAGCAATCACTTCGCGTTCCATTTGCATTCGATTCTCAAAGCAATTCATTTCTTCATGAAGAACTTCAAGAGTAGATGCAAGTACTTTATTGAAGTGATTATTACATGCATCATCAAGAAACTTGACAGGATCTTTAGGATTGAACTTGTCAACAAAGGAACTAAAATTAACATAGATTGAATCTGTATCGATTGCAATCACATAGTCTTTGTCTTTTGTTTCGAGAAGCTTATTTAGTTCTGCATTGATCGATGCTTCACAAGTCTTAATCACATGCTGACCAGTAAGAGTGATACCTTCGGCAACACGAAGATCAAAGTATCGATACCACTTATTACCGATAGCACCGAACAAAGAGTTCATCAAAATCTTAACAGCCATTTGCTTGTTATTAAGAGATGCAATTTGCTTTTCGATTTCTTTCGAAGAACCTTTCTGCTGTTGCTTCTGCCATTCGATCATCTCTTTCTTGACTTCTTTACGTTCTGCATAATATTGCTTAACGAGTTTAGGAAATACACCTTCACGTGTATTGTCAAAGCCAACACCATTTGCGGCTTTAGAGATATTAGTACCATTCATTGTAACAGTTTCTGGTGACATATTCCACTGAGCAATAATATTAGGATACAGTGAATTCAAATCAAACGAAACCACCCAATCATGTGCACCGACATGTGGTTCTTTAACATAGCCGCCGGCAAATTTGACAGATAAATTTTCTCGCTCACTGCGAGGTGGTGGTGCAGGTACAGCAATTTTACGTTTTGCTAGTTCACGATAGATAATCGAATCCCAAATAGCCGTAGTACCAAAGATGTCAGTAAAGTTAACACCAGCTTTATAAGCCAGAGTAAAGCCAAGACCAATCAGATCTAGTTTCTCATCCATACGATCAATGAGCTCGACATCCTTAATGTTATAGTCAATATATAATTGATGATTCTCTTTATAAAGATTACGAAGAGAACCATACTCTGCGTATGAAAGTTTCTTTTCACCAAGTACTACATGTGCGATATGATTAAGTGCGTACGATTCTTGTGGACCATACGAATAACCAAACTTTTGAAAGAGATCCATGTAATCAAGCTGAGACATGCCAGATATCTGCTGCTGTGTCATCGTCTTTGATTTAAGAGTAACAGTCTTAGGTCTGATCATACCCCATGGAGATAGCTTATTAACTACATTTACACCGAAAAGCTTAGTGACACGATTAACAATGTAAGGAATATCAAAGTTGCGAATATTCCAGCCAGTCAATACTTCTGGATAACTAGATACCCACCATTTCATAAACTTTTCGAGAAGATCATATTCATCTTCACACTTATGATATCGAATATGAAGATGTTTGTGTGGTGTTTTACTTACATCATAGTCACCACAACCCCATACTTGATAGAATGCAGACTTTGTTGACTTGATAGTAATGGCTGTAATAGGATGTGCAGCCTGATCAGGTTCAGGAAATCCATCTTCAGAATGTACTTCAATATCGAGATTGACTACATTAATGAGAGAAGGATTGAACTCAATATCTTTGGGAAATTTTTTCTGAATGAATTGCCACATCACCCGATCTTGACCGTAGAATTTGAAGTTGCTTACACCTTCATAGCGGTCAAGAAACTCGCGCATTTCACGAGCTGAAGAAAATTGAATAGGCGCGACGGGAGTACCGTCAAGCGCCTTCCAATCTGTATGTTTATCAGTGGGTAGAAAAAGCTCAGGCTCGAGCTTGTACTTAGTCATTACGGGATGACCATTATGGTTATACCCGCGATAAAGAACGTAATTACCGTAACGATCGTAGTTTGTGTAGAAAGACATATAACCTCCAAAACATAACTATATTATAACAAAAGGGGGAGGAAATGTACACTGTTTTATGCGATAGCTCTCATTCTTTTTACTAGTCGTTCTGCTCTATTAGTAACTTGTTGATACCAACGAGAATCTACCATCTCGTCTGCGGCTGCATTCCAATCACGAGCATCTACACCACGTTTCATTCCTTTAAACTTAGAAAGTCGAGGGCGTCCCATGTTAAAGAGCATATTGGCAATGATGTGCTGGGCTTCTGTTGGTAAGTCGTCGAAGTCTTCATACAGTTTTCTACATTCATCAAGGACGACTGCAACATCTTGATCGAAACATTCATTGACTCTATCTTCGCTGACTGTTGTTCCAACTGCCATGCCATGTTCTGGATCTGAATCCAAGACCAGGTGACCGATACCAAAAGTAGGAAGGCCAAGGTGATCGAGATAAATTTCATATTTTACACCTTCGTCTACTTTTAATTCTTCTCTTAATTTTTCTAAATCCATATTAATTATCCACTTACATAAGTTTCTTTAGGTCTATACCAATTTTTTTGATTATGTATCTTGCCTAAGACTTGTTGTATTTCTTTCGTTTTTTCAGGATTTAATCCTTGCATATACCTTAAAGACATTTCAATAAGATGTATATCTTCTACACCTAATTCAAACTTCTTATTTGGTTTTGTCATGTCTTTATCCTAGAAGAAAAAGGAGCAAGAGTTCCTGCTCCTTTTTATTTATTTAGATATCGTTTAAAAGTGCTTTTAGTTTCTTCTTTGATTTACCCATTGCCTTTGCTTTAGCAATTGCATCTTTATTAGATACATCATCACCTACTACGACAAGGCCAATCATGCCCATGCCTTTATGTGGTGTGCACCAGTAATAATAGATACCAGGTACTTCAAAAGTCATAGAAACTTCTTTACCATTTTTAGACTTTTTAGGAAGGTCAGCACCATCTGGTCCTGCCTTGAACTCGACATTATGTCCTTTAGTTGTTGGTACCCATGTAATGGTATCACCGATATTAACTCTAGCGAGCTCATTCGAATATACCATTTTGTTACCAGCATCATCCTTATTAAGCATCTCAATTGTCATATCAGCTGCATGTGCAGTTGTCACAAAAAGAGTTGCAATCAAAGCTACAATAATATTTTTCATTAGAGTTTAAACCTTCCATGTGTAAGTTCGCGTTGGCGTCTTTCAAGATCTACCAAATCCGAAGAGTTGGAAAGATATCTTTCAATTTGTCTTTGTTGATAAGACATAGCAAATTTTTGTGAGAATACTCTTTTTAAAAGATTAATCATAATTGTATTCTTTCTTAATTTGCTCATTAGTTTGAGTATTAAGCTTATTAACTAAAGACCAATATTCTGTGTTACGATATTCGCCAATGCGAATAAGTTCTCTTGCAACTGCTTGATTAGCCTGTGCTTGACGAGCAAGCATATAGCCAACAATAATTGCTTTAAGAATATTTTTAAACCCGTTGAATGCTACTTCAACGAGACTCTGTGAGTAGTTCAGAATTGCTGTTGTCATTTTTAACCCCGTTATTAATTGAAATTTTACGGGGACGCTTCTCATCTGGAATAATTCGCTCCAAATAAATTGTAAGCAAACCATCCTCGAGCATAGCTCCAGTGACTTCTACAAATTCAGAGAGTCTAAATGATCTCTCGAATTTACGACCACTAATACCTTTGTGGACATACAGATTCTGATCACGACGAGATTCACGATTGCCTTTGACGGTAAGAATACCATCATGCATCGTAATATCGATATGATCTTGTTTGAATCCTACGACTGCAAGTTCAATAAGAAACTCATCGTCGTTATGCTTGACAACATTGTGTGGTGGATAATGGTCTTTTTGATGAGCATGCGCAAGACGTTCTAAGTCTTTTGCAATGTGATCAAAACCAACGAACGCACCACGAGGGAATGTAAAAGTATTGCCTGTCATGTTAACCTCCTAGACTAAGCAAGGTTTGTAGGTGGACCCGTTACTACGGCGTCCTATATTATATATAGTACTTTTTTTTCTAAAGTACATAGTCAATCGTTATTTTTTATTCATGTTCTCCGCCTGGATCATTAGTATCTAGAACAACTTTTTGGCCATTGATCCACATATATTGTCTACTGCGACTTACACTGTGATATCCAGAGCGCAAACTAAAAAGTTCTGGTTTATTCTTTGCAGCCTCAAATGTTGCAACTGTAATTGCAATGGCTGCTAAAAATAATGTATGAGCTATGGCACTAACACTGAATGCTATAATGCTGCCCACATAAAAACTAAATACAATACACCACATCCATGCCAAAACTTGCATAACCATGTGTCTAGTGTTTGTATCGGGAATATTTTTAAGAGGATTGATATCATGGTTCATAACACTATGCCACGTATCATATACAAATTTCTTCATCCAAAGAACCTTTCAATTATTGCGATAATCACTTGATAAACTCCCCAACCTAAACAAAATGTTAATGTTGCAAAGAGTACAATCTCAATACTGTCAGTATTATTCCACCACTTTTTCATTTTTAAATTTTCCAATAATATAGTTTGCTACTTCAAGATATCGGTTATAGGACATCGTGCATCCCGTATCAATGCAGTGAAGTTCCCATTCTTTTTCTGACATTATCATCTATTACCGATATTATATTTAGGACAGAGTTCCCAATTAGATTTTTCTTTGAAAGGAATAATCTTAATCTGTCTTAGCGATGCGAGAGGTGATGCACTATCTTTCTTATCAATAGTAAGTAATCCCCAATCACTCATTAACGTTGCAATTGTATTTCTTCTAGCAATATCATTCTCTTCAAGATTAGACTTTTTACCGTCAAGAAGAAATAACTCCTTGAAGTGTACGATAAAATATCTACCTTGTTTATGTAAGATATGACATGATTGATATAGCTTGTTGTCTTTTCTTGACGCTACACCGATGCGAGTGAGAGTTTCCTTAATTTTGAGAAAATCATCTGGCTCGTTGAGAGTAACTTCCAGCATTGCGCTTGGAGTCCACTCAATTAATTTATTTTCTTCCACCTTTGTAAACCTTCTTCTTCAATAAGTCAATTTGTTCATTTGTAAGAAGGGTCAAGGCTTGGCGGGCTTTTTCATTACTATACCCATAATATGCCTTAACAACTTCCACGTCACCAAGAGAAGCAGGTTTTAACCATTTAGAAAACCGCTTTCTCTTTCTGACTATATTTATAAAAAAGTCAAATTGTAAACGGTTATCAAGGTGGTGGTTTAGATTCATCTCGTTAGCCATAAGCACAGTGTCATTAAAGTAAGATAGACTACGATTGACCATAAAGGAATTGTACTGCTTTTCAGTAATATCATCTACCATAATATCCTGTTTAGTAGTATTAATGGCATTAATGAATTCAAACGGGTTCATTTAGAATTACCTTTCATAGCAAAGAATAAGCCGCCAGCCCAAAGAAATACATGTAGATTATCATATAGTAATACATCTACTAAACTTTCTGGTTGACTAACCCATATCACACCTGTTGCAATACAACCCATAGTAAAGCCACTAAATCTAGTAACTACATCAGCAATACGAGACCATAGTTTTTGAATTAATCCACCACATATTAGACCTAGACCAGCACCAATTTCACCAGCTACTACAAAGGCCCATACTAATACCGGTAAATCAAAGGATGCAGCATCTTCTGGATTAAATGGAAGCTTATACATTCCTTGTTGAAGAAACACAATTGCTAATGGTATTCTAATTAACCAATCAGCATTAAGTAATCTAGTTGAAATCAACATTAGCCATAATCTCCGTCATGCATGCAACGACATTTAGTTCATGATCAGCAACAAATGCATTCTTGTATTGGTAGTCTGCTAGAATAAGAATGAGCTGAGGAATAGACTGTGGTTGTACGTAATCAGCCATTTGATCATACACAGCTCTAAAGATTGCAGATGCATCAGTGTCAATATTGTTGACAACCCATGAACGCATTTTTTTGAATTCTTTGTCTTTTAGATACTTAAATAGATCAGCATAATTGTTGCTACGATTCCCACCAACCACAGAAGAATTGATGGTACCAGTAACAGAAAACCTTTGAAGTTCATTAAGCACTCTCCTCCAGTCGGGTGCAAATTTCATAATAAGATCGACAATTGCCATCTGTTCAAAGCCAACACCCTCATCATCAAGGATTGTTTGACAACGCTTAAGCATTTGTGCACAAAGTGGTTGTAGATCTTTCTTACTTGTATTGAATTCATATACACCGCAACGAGAATGAAGCGGTTCGATAATACGATTCTTAAAGTTACACGTAAGAATGAAACGGCAGTTATTTGCAAACTCTTCGATAAAGCCACGAAGAGCTGGTTGAGTAGATTGTGGATTAAGATAATCTGCCTCATCAAGGATTACAACTTTGTATCCACCTTGAAGTGAGACAGAACTTGCAAACTGTTTAATCTTACCACGAAGTGTATCAATGTTACCTTCTTCAGATCCATTAATAACAATATAGTCTAGATTAAGTTCATTACACAGAGCTTTAGCAACTGTGGTTTTACCAAGGCCGGCAGTACCGGTGAAAAGCATATTAGGCAATTCACCGGTATCTACTAGTCTCTGGAAAGTTTGCTTCATACCATCTGGTAGGATAGTATCAGCAATAGTGCGAGGACGGTACTTCTCGACCCAGAGAAAATCATTCATTTACAAACTCCATAACAAAAAGATATTATATCACAAAAAGGCGAGTTTGTAAATATTATTCTGCTTCCTCTTCAGGTACATCCATTGCGGCATCCTGAGTCATTTGCTCGCAGAGCTGAATAACTTGGATACACTGATCGCGAAGCTGACCGATAGTCGAGAGCTCTTCACCTTTAAAGCCACCGCGCTGGGTAACCGCATCAATAACTGCAACCATTGAACGGCTGCTACGATTTGCAAGTTCTTGCAATTGTTCTACATTTTCAGACATTTTATACTCCAAAGTTAGACGTCTTTTCTAACGCAATCCAATATGTTACATCGATATCTTTATTCTTGAACTGCGTGATTAGTTTGGAAGAAATCTCAACATCATAATCGCCAGGCAGGATCTTAAGATTTCCAATGTTAAGGATGAAGTTGAAACTTACATCCGGCTTAAATTCACCTTCAACATCAATTGAATATGAGTTGGAAGTGTAGTTCTGGCTTTCAACCACAGAAAGACTAAGTACACCATCTTTGCCAGTAATAGACAGCTCATTATGACCGAGCGTTGATGCTGCGCGCTTGAGCTTGTTCAATGTATCATTATCAAGTACAAACTTTACATCAGGCTCAGGCATAGTGATGTCTTTTTGTGGAGTTGTCAAAGTATCTTCAGATGAGAAGAAGTACTTGACTTTTGATCTACCGGTAGAATCACCAACTGTAACATACTCTTCATCAAACTTAAGACGAGGAGTGTCAACAAGTGATAACACACCGATAAATTCATTGAGATCATAGATCCCAAAACCTTTTGGAAACTCCTCATTAAGATTAGCTCGAGCAAGAACATTACGCGCTTCGCTAATCGTCTTAAGAGTAGTGCCATTTTTAAATAGAATATTCTGGTTGATACCAGAGAAGTTCTTCAATACTTGAAGAGTACCGTCACTTAATTCCATAACATATCTCCATGTTTCATTATATGATTATTATATACTAGATTGCTGTAAAAGTACACAACTTTATTTGATTTTACTAAAGTTTTTATCTTTAACAAATTCAATCTTTGAGTTAAATTTACCATCAAGTATTTCACCTTTATGAGAAATGACAAAAATATTAGTATCATCACCAAGTGTATGTAAGATCTTCAATAGATTTTCTACACCATCATGATCAAGCGAGGAGTCAAACGTCTCGTCAAGAATCAAGAGATTAGTAGCTACTGAATTCTTCATCTTAGCAATCTGTCTCCATGTAAACAGAAGTGCCAAATCAATTCTTTGCTTTTCACCTTCAGAGAATGAGTCATATGTAAACTCATCACGATGTCGCGATCTAATTGTTTCTTGGAAACTTTCATCAAGATCAAAGTGTACAAAGAAATCTAGGATTTGTAGATATTGGTTAACAAGCTTATTGATAACTGGCATATACTGTTTTATAATCTTTGTCTTAATACCAGTGTCTTTTAACATTTCTGACATTACACTATTATAAGAATACTCATCAGAAAGCTTAAGCTTTTCTTCTAATAGATTATCTTTATCACCAACTAGACGCGATAACTCTTCCTTTGCTTCATCAAGATCTGCTATAGCAGATCCATTAATTTCTTTCTCAAGCTGGGAAATTGATTTTTGAAGTCTTGCTATTGTCTGATTATTAGAATGAATAGTCGATTGTTTTTCTCTAATATCAGATAATTGACCGTGTACGCGCTGTAGACTTTCTTCTACTGATGTTCCTTCGGTATTAGCTTTATCAGTTGCAGACTGCAGTTCCTTTGCCTTTGCTTTGGCACTAGATAATTTTTCTTGACGTACAGTCTCACTTATGTCCTGTGTACATGTAGGACATGTGTCATTATCTTCATAGAACTTTGCGTCTTTAACAACAGTAGTCATTTGTTGTTTGAACTGCGCCTGATATTGTAGCAAAGATTGCTTCTTATCAGAAAGTTTGTTTATTTCTTCCTCGACTGGACCCTGCGATTTTTCGATGGCGGCGGAGAGTTCTTGATTTTCGGATTGAAGTTTTTCTGACTCTTCTTTACTTGATTGTATTTCATGTTTGTTTTTTGATATGTTTGCATTTGTTAACTCCCTAACATCTCTAATATATTTATTCTGTGTTTCGATCTTATTTTTAGAGATTTCTAGATTGTAAGTGATATCTTTTATCATATCCTTTAAAGAATTACTTTTTTCTTTGAGAAGAATATTCATTTTAGAGAATACATTAATATCCAGAAGATCCTCGATAACATCGCGTCTATGTCCAGCTGCCAGCTGCATAAATGGGATAAAAGAGGAGGAACCCAATACAACAACCTGATGAAACGATTTATGATTTAGCTTCAAGATGTTTTGCTCGAGGATCTTCTGGTATTCTTTAGCATGAGAAGACTGATTAATCATCGTGCCATTTTTCCAGATCTCAAAGAGATTTGGCTTTAGTCCACGTACAATCTTAAATTCAGAATTCCCTATACTAAATTCAACCTCAACAACACAAGCCTTCTGATTAATCGAATTAAGAAGCTGTGGCTTATTAATATTACGATGTGGTTTACCAAAAAGAGCGAATGAGATGGCATCCAACATGGTAGATTTACCAGCGCCGTTGTGGCCTACAACGAGTGTTGACTTCGATTTGTTGAGATTGATTTCTGTTAACGTGTTACCGGTTGACAGAAAATTCTTATAACGTACCGTCTTAAATATAATCATGCAATTTCAAGTGCCTGTGCTTCGGTCATAAGTTCACGCATATTTACTTTGATACGATCCTTATCTAGATCTGTATCTACGCCATCGATATAGTCATCTACTAATTGGCCAGTATCGTCAACTGCTAGACCTTCATCATCTACATTTTCGCCTATAAACTCATTAAAGTTTTCTGCGATCTTCAACTCATGAATATTCTGATTTTGAATACGATCAATAAAGCGATCAAATAAGAATGTATCAGATTTATTCACAACTACAACCTTAACAAACTTATTATCTAAATTTGTAACGTCATAATTATTATAATCTATTTTCTCGTCATTGTACACAATTTTTTCAAATAAAGTGTATGGGTTATGTACCTTTTCTATTTCACGTGTTTCTGTATCGATGATGTGAAAGTACTTAGGATCATGTGCATCCGACCAGAAGAATTCCATTTGACTGCCAAGATACCATACATTGTCTTTACGTGATGATACATGGAAATGACCAGTCAATACTAGCTCAAACTTCTCAAACAACTTATGATTCATACCGTGATGATTTTCTACACCACGCATCAATTCAAAACCACCAAGCTCTAAATGACCACCTAACCAGTCTGCTTTACATTCTTGGATAAACTTCATTGATTGTTCGTAATTATCCTGGCAGATCCATGGAAGAAGAGCAATCTTTAAAGATCCATATTCCATTACTCGAGGTTCCATAATAATATGGATCTCGTTCATATAATGACCAAGACATTCTTTTAGAGAATTAAGATCATTAGTGTTCTTGTAGTATGTGTCATGATTTCCTGGAATAATATCCATCTTCATACCACGAGCTCTAATCTCATTCAAGAAATGTTTACGGTTATGATTAAGAGCTTTAAAGTTTACAAACTTGCGGTGGTCATAGTAATCACCTAAGTGTATGATTTGCTCAATACCGTGCTTTTCACATTCTGGAAAGAATATGTTTTCATAAAAATCTGCCGAGTTATTAAGGAATATTTCAGATGAGTTACGAATACCACAGTGTGTATCGTTAAGAACTGCTATCTTCATTGCCAACCTTTTTCAGAATTACATAACCATCATGTGACAACCATTCGAATGTATCACCAACTGTAAGATTAAAGCTTTCCATCAGTTCATCAGGAAATTCAAATGCAATCTCACCATCTTCTTCAACAATTTTTGTCTTATATACTTTCATTTTAAAAACTCACTTAAATCTGAATCTACTGATTGGGTTCTTTTCTTTCGCTTTTCTTCTTTTGCAAATTCTTTAATCTCTGTGTCGTGTGATCTTACCTTATCAATACGATCTCTAAGATTATCAACAAATGCTCCAACAACCTGGTTAGTCATATCGTCACCAAGATCGTTGTCAATAAAGTTCTCAATACCTGATTTTGTTAGGTACTTC